GCGAAAAGCTGGCCGACGATGAGCGAGAGGAGGCCCAGCGTGTCGCAGACTGACTGGGAGGATGAGCGAGCCGCAGACCTGCACGACCGGGCTCTGCGGCATGGCGAGATGCACCGCGAATGTCGCGGTGTGTGGGTGGACGATTGGTTTTTCCCCTTTGGAGTGGAGCGAGATGAGCGAGGCGACCAAAGTATCCTGGACCATCAGGGAGGCGATGCGGAACGATATCGTCGATCTCTGGAAGAGGCTGTACAAGCTGTCGGAAGACGCGGACGTGGTAGAGCAGCTACGGGCGCAGGCGAAGGAGGCGGCCAGGCACATTCTCAGGGGGGAGATGGCCCTAGAGCGTCCCCGAGGCGGTGGCGCGACATCCTCTACCGCGTCATCCGCCGAAAGCGAGGTGGCTAATGCGTGACGAACGCAGCGAACGCCAGAAGGCAGAAGATCGCGAGCGGCAGATGGCAGAGCGTTTGGAGATCATACGCAGCGAACGCCAAAGGGCAGAAGATCGCGAGCGGTGCGAGATGGCCGAGCGATTAGAGATCATCCTGCGAGTCGGATCGTTCAACTGGAAGCTTGAATACCTTCCCGAATTGCGCCAAATCGATGCCATCGTGTGTCGATTGATACAACGCGAGAACGCCAAGAAGGGGGAGCGATGACCACACCAGGAACAGCAGAATGGCACGAGCAGCGGCGGCTTGGCATCGGAGCCAGCGAGGTCGCGGTGGCCTGTGGATTCGGGCGCTACCGGACCCGATATGACCTGTGGCGGGAGAAGACGGGCGCAACGGCACCCTGGGGCGGAAACGAAGCGACCCTGTGGGGGCAGCGCAACGAGCCGTTTATTCTCACGGACTGGGCAGACCGCAACGAAGCCAAGATCATCGAGACCCAGCAACAGTTCCGGCACGAACGCTGGCCGCATCTGTGGGCGACTGTAGACGGAGTGGCCACGACCATCGACGGAGAAGACGTGATCGTTGAGGCGAAATGCACGACGAGCCGGAACGCCCAACTTGGCGACGGCGGGGACGATGCTCCGCCCGAGTGGCTGGCCCAGGTGCAGGTGCAGATGCTGCTCTCGGGTCTGGAGCGTGCCTACATCGCGGTCCTGATCGATGGCAACAAGTCGCGGGAATACTGCGTTGCGTTTGATCGACAGGTAGCCGAGGCTCTGGCAGACCGGGCGGAGGCGTGGTACTGCGAGGCGGTCGAGACTCCTGTTCCTCCCATCGAGTGGGGCAACACAGACCAGCAGATGCAGCGGCTGGTCGAGTTCGGCGGGCGCGACCTCGTGGACATGCAGGGGAGCAACCTGCCGACCATCTGGGCTCAGTACGAAGACCTTGGCAAGCGCATCAAGGAACTCGAAGAGGAGCGGTCGGAGCTCAAGTCTGCGGCAATCGTGGCGATGGGAGACAACTCCCGGTGTTTGATCGGCCCAGACCGAGAGTTGGTCATCCAAGAAAAGACTCGTGCGGGCTACATGGTGAAGCCCGCGAAGTACACACAGATCTCAGCAAAGAAGGTGAAGTGATGGCAGAGAACCAAGTGGCAACAACCAACCAGCCCCAGACAGTGCAATCGATCTTGGCAAGCGAGGCGTTCCAGACGCAGATTGCCCGAGCGTTGCCAAGTCACATGACAGGCGACCGGATGCTTCGAGTCGCGGCAACGGCGGTTCGACGCAACCCCAAGCTCGGACAATGCACGCCGGGGAGTTTTGCGGCCTGCATGTTGAGTCTCTCGGCGGCGGGCCTTGAACCGGATGGCAGGCGGGCGCATCTCATCCCATACAAGGATGAGTGTACGGTGATCCTGGACTACAAGGGGCTCGTTGAACTGGCCCTGCGTAACGGTGATATCGCGACCATCCATGCCGATGTCGTGTGTGACCGTGACGACTTCGAGTTCGATCTTGGCCAGGTCACACGCCATCGCGTGAACCTGCGGGAGCCTCGTGGCGAACCATACGCGGCCTATGCTCTGGTTCGGAAGAAGGACGGCTCGACACAAGCTGCCGTGATGTCCCGCGATGAGATCGAGTCGGTCCGCAAGCGGTCGCGGTCGGGACAGTCTGGCCCGTGGACCACTGATTGGGGCGAGATGGCGAAGAAAACCGTCTTCCGCAGGCTCTCGAAGTGGCTCGTGTTGTCGCCCGAGATCCGCGACCTGGTGGAAGCCGAAGACGGCGAGTACCAGCAGCCGCAGCCGACCACGGTTCAGGGCAAGGGCATGGCCAAACTCGCGGGACTGATCCAGCAGCCCGCACCCGAGGAGCCCGCGTTTGTCGATGTGACGGAGGAAACGACCGCCAATGGATAGGCCGACAGCAACCTTAACCCTGATGCGTTCCGACTGGGAAGTCGTCTGTTCCTGCTGGGATGTCTGGACCCACGGTCGGTTTTCGATGGGGCTGCCCGACCTGCAGCGCGATCTCGAATCGGCGATGCAACAAGCCATTCCCGCGATCCGTCGAGCGTGCAGCAGTCGGCACGATCAGGACATGGTGTCGATCAAGGGCAGCCGGGAGGGTTGGGATAAGACTCTGCGACTGGTTGACCAAGTCTGCCGGCGCGGCAAGAATCACCCGTACCTCGTCGGCCTGCATGCCAAGATGCGGGAGCAGTTCGAGGCTTGATTGAGTCCCCGTGTGAGAGCGGGCAACACAACATTTTCGCCGATCGTCACCGCGTGTCTCTCACCGCGCGGCAGACGGTCGGCGTTTTCTTTGGAGATGAGATGTCGGGTCAAACATTCAGTCTTGCGGCGTTCAATGGGCCGCATGTTCGCGCACTCGCAGACTACATGGATGTGTCGGATGACCATGCACGCGGGCTGCTGTTGCGATGGTGGAGCGAATGTGAGTCAATGATTGACAAGGCCATGAACCTCGAAGGATTGGCGCGAGGACTGATACACGCCGGATTGTTGGTCGGGGTCGAGGAGGCGGCACAAGCGAACGGAGAGGCACCGCCAGCGAAGCCGACACGCCGACGCAAGCCCAAGGCCGAGGCGGTCGAGCAGCCCGCAGCAGAGCCCACGAGAGAGCCGGAGGTGGTGACCGAGCCGAAGCCAGCATCGAGAGCGGAGCTTGCGGCGCATCAAGCCGAGTTGATTTATCTCGCCTACCCTCGCCGGGTCGCCCGGGGTGCTGCCATTCAGGCGATCCAGCGAGCATTGAAAGAGCACTCGTTCCAGTGGCTGATGCAGCGGGTCGAAAAGTACAAGGCCTGCGTTCAAGGCTCATCGAAGAAGTTCATCCCACATCCCGCGACGTGGTTCAACCAGGCGAGATACGACGATGACGAAAGCGACTGGGCCAACACAGACACGGGGCCGGACCTGTTCGGGGGCATCCGTCAAGTTCAACGGGAGATGATCGGTGAAAGAGCAATGCAGCCTGGACGACTTCCTGCGGGTGATGGCAGTGTTGCAAGCGGGGACGCAGAAGACGGCGACAAAGGAGACAATACGGGTCTATCATCGCTGCCTTTCTGACTTGAGCTTCGACGTGCTGCTGCGTGCTGCTGAGTTGTCATTGATGCAGCACGAATACGCCACGATTCCGTCGATAGCCCTCATTCGCAAGCTGGCGACCGAGCAGCCGACGAGTCGATTGACGGCACTGGAGGCACTCGACCTGGCCCGGCGTGCCATCAATCACGCGGGCGGATCGTATGCCACCGCAGACGACAGAGCAGCGGCACTCAACCACATCCCCTCCGAGGTGGCCGAATGTCTGCGGGCGTTCGGCTGGGATCGGATCTGCGACAGCGACCAGCCCGAGGTGCTCAACGGGCAATGGCGGCGACAATGGGAGGAGTCACAGGCGAGAGGCGAGAGGCAGAGATTGATTCCCCCGCGCCTTGGTGGGGGCACGAGACCAGCTATCGACGCGTCACAGTTTGGGCGCATCGAGTAACACAGGAGCGAGCGTGAGAATCAAGAATCAGAGGCTACTGGCCGAGTACGCCGAGGACGTGTTTAGTTGCGAGTTGTGCGACATCCTGCAC